TGCCGCATATAAATCACACCGATGCCGCACGTAAAATGTTATGATTCTAGCATAGGATATCGACGGTGAGGCGGCACGATGGACAATGATCCATTCCGGCTTACGACATGTCCTTACGGAGAGGCGTCATCGTCTACTGCGAACGGGATGCGCGTCTCTCCTGATAATGGTGATAAGCGCCACCGTACACGTAACGGCAGCCGTTTTGGCAGCTTACCAGTGTACGCGGTCGCATCACATAAACGCGAAGTGCGATGGATCAAAGCAACGTCCCATTGAGGGGCAGCGAGTTGGGGACTGAGCATTCTCGGGCCTCTAGCGCGGTCTAAGGTTGCTCCAGGATTCGCGTCGCCACTTGCTTAATGCTTGTGGCCTCCTAAGGCTTTGACCGTTGAGCCCATTAATCAGCGGTCAACAAAACGATATACACCAGGACAGTCGCTAACGCGGCTGTTTTTGTTTTTGCGGCAGAATGCCGCCATCGAATCGACCGAATAAGCTTAATCCCGAAGGGATGGAGGCCGATGCGGGTTATACCCAAAACATGCACTCACTGTAACAAACCATATATAGGAGTAGCACAAAGCAAGAGATGCAAGAAGTGCAGGAAGGCGGTGAGGTGATAACATGGCACGACCGAGCAAGTACGAAAGCCACGTGCAACCCAAGCTGATGCTAATTGAGGCATGGGCTCGGGACGGCCTAACGATTGAACAGATCGCGGATAACCTTGGTGTGGCTGCTTCCAGCATGTATGAATACCAGAAGGAATATCCGGAGTTGGTAGAGGCTTTAAAAAACGGGCGTGAGGTTATCGACGTAATGGTCGAGAACGCCTTGCTTAAGGCAGCTCTAGGGTACGATTACACCGAGGAAGAGTTAAACAAGTCTACTGGAGAGCCTGTTGAGCTGCGGAAGGTTGCCCATCCAAACACGACGGCGCTTATATTCTGGCTCAAGAACCGTAAGCCGGCACAATGGAGAGACAAGCAAGAGATTGAACACAGTGGAGAAGCTGGGGTGAGAATCATCAATGACATCCCTCGCCCAAGCAAACAATGACGTAAGCCTGCTAAACGTTATAGCACCATCGTTCTACGATGTTCACTGGGATATACTTGACGGGAACCATACCCACTATTGGCTATCAGGTGGTCGTGGTTCCACGAAATCATCTTTCGTTGCGACTGAAATTATCCTCGGCATTATGTCTGATCCGCTTGCTAATGCAGTTGTGCTACGAAAGGTTAAGGACACATTGGGCGAGTCGGTCAAGGATCAACTCTCCTGGGCGATAGAAGCGCTTGGTGTAGAGCAATACTGGGAAATACCAGAGACAAAGTTGGTTCTCACATACAAGCCGACAGGACAAGAGATTCGATTTCGTGGAGCTGACAAGCCTAAGAAGATTAAGTCCCTAAAATTCGCGAAGGGATACGCAAAGTTCATTTGGTACGAGGAATTGGATGAGTTCACCAGCATGGAAGAGATCCGGATGATTAACCAATCTCTCATGCGCGGCGGACCAAAGTTCGTTGTGTTCTACACATACAACCCGCCGAAGTCGGCCAATAATTGGGTTAACACAGAGAAGAAGTTTACCCGACCGGATCGGCTGACGCATCACAGCACGTATGAGACAGTACCGAGAGATTGGTTGGGTCCTCAATTCATCATCGAGGCAGAACACCTCAAGGCCACAAAGCCGTTGGCTTACGAGCACGAATACCTTGGAGTTGAAACCGGTACAGGCGGCGAGGTATTCAACAACGTACAAATCAGGAAGATCAGCGACGAGGAGATAGAGGACTTCTACAATATACGTCGCGGTTTAGACTTTGGTTATGCGATAGACCCGCTGTCATACGGTGTCATGCACTACGACCGTAAGCACAAGCGGTTATATATATTCCATGAGCTATACAAGGTCGGCATGAGCAATAAGATGCTTAATGACCACATCGAGGAAGAGAACAAGAACAACGATATCGTCTATGCAGATTCGGCAGAGCCTAAGAGCATCAACGAGCTTCGGCAGTATGGTCGCAAGATACGCGCTGTGAAGAAAGGCCCAGATAGCATCGAATACGGCGTCAAGTTCCTGCAAGACCTTGAAGCAATCATCATTGACGATGAACGCTGTCCAGAGACGGCGAGGGAATTCCTCTCGTATGAACTTGAGAAGGATGCTAATGGGAACTTTAAAGCTGATTACCCGGACAAAAACAATCACAGTATCGACATGGTACGATACGCGATGAACGATGAATGTATGCTGTTCAAGGAGCGCAAGAAGCATGAGAGCGATCCGGACAACCCAACGCCACAAGAGAAGCACGACAAGGCCGTTAAAGTGATGACAGGTGGAAGGCCGAAGGTATCAGCTTATACGAAATGGTAGGTGATCATATGCAATACATTATCGGGGCGCTGAGTTCAGCGGCCTTTTTTGCTTGCGTCGCACTAGCTTACATTGCTGGCAGTCGTTCTAAGCGTCCGCAGGCGCAGAAGAGTATCGAAGTACCAGAAGAAGAACTGAGACGCTCAGATAGCATGAGGAGGGGTTTTGTGAACATGATGAACTACGACATGGACACTGCGCTCGGAAGAAAGAAGGTGACATAGATTGGCTGACAAAACACAGGACTGGCAGCTATACGAGAACGGCGTATTGTACAATCAGCGATTAACACCGAACTACTATGAGACGGTAGACGCTAACGAAGACTTCTTCGCCGGTAATCAATGGCGAAACCTACCGGACAGCGACATGCCGAAGCCTGTATTCAACGTCATCAAGCGCGTAATTACCTTCTTCGTCGCGTCGTTAACAACTTCTAAGGCGAAAATACACTTCGAACCGCTTATGTATTCGTCTGACACACCTGATCCGGAGAGACAAGCAGAGGCAGAAGGCGCGGAAGTGGCCAACAATCAAGTGAGTACGCTGTTCGATAAGTTCAAGATGGAGTTTAAGATCAAGGATGCGCTGTTCGATGCCGCCATTACAGGCGATGCCGCAGCGCATTTTTACTTTGACATAACCAAACAGCCATATGGAAGCCTGTACCCCAATATCAAAGGCGAAATCTGCATGGAGTTGGTTGACGGTGCGAACGTGATGTTCGGAAATGCCAACAATGCAGATGCACAGGCGCAGCCTTATGTTATCGTGGTTGGTCGGGATATGGTCAAGAACCTGAAAGAAGAGGCTAAGAGACATAATGCGACTGAAGCAGACATTGAATCCATCAAACCGGATACCAATTACAACTACGGCTCTGGCAATGCAAGGCGTATCGAGGTCGAAGGGAATGAAGCTGGAAAGGCTCAGTACATCATCGTTTATCGTATGGTCACGAAGCAAGTTAAAAAGATCGATCCAGACACAGGAGTAGAAGTTACCGAAGACGTTAAAACCATCACAGTTTCTAAGACTACCGAAACCTCCTATATCTATAAAGACATCGATACAGGATTAAGCACATACCCGATTGCCTGGATGAACTGGGAGAAGCAGAAGAACCAATATCATGGCCGGGCGATCTGTACGGGCCTGCTGCCTAACCAAATATTCATCAACCGGATGTTCGCAATGGTCATGTATCACCTGATGATGACGGCATTTCCAAAGGCGGTATATAACGCGGATGCAATAGACATTTGGGATAACGCGATTGGATCGGCTATTCCAGTTAGTGGCGTTAACCTTGAGACGAACCTTAAAAATATCGCCAGCTATCTAGAGCCTAGCAACATGTCGAATCAGATCGTACAGGTAATCGAGCTTGTCATGCAGTACACGAAGGAGATGATTGGTGCATCCGACGCCTCTCTCGGTCAGATTGATCCGAAGAATACATCGGCCATTATCGCGGTGCAGAAGTCTTCGGCCATTCCACTGGAGAATCCCAAGTCAAATCTATATGAGTGGATCGAGGACATCGGCAAGATTCTGTTTGACATGATGGGCACGTATTACGGTGTGCGACCGATCATGAACAATAAGGGCGAAGTTGAAATGTTCGACTTCGCTACGTTCAAGAATATGTGGCTTGATGTTAGAGCCGATGTTGGCGAATCTTCGTATTGGTCAGAAATTGCATCTATGCAGACATTGGATGGTCTTCTGGCTAACAACAGAATCGACATTTTGCAGTACCTGGAACGAGTTCCGGACGAACTGATCCCACAAAAGCAACAGTTGATAGCCGAGATCATGAGCAGCATGGAAGATCCATTCAGCGCATTGGAGGGATTGTCGCCACAGGATCAGGTTAACTTCCTTCAGCAGCCGCCAGAAGTACGCAGGCAGTTGCTTGAAGAGCTTAAGCAGATGAAGCAGCAACCGCAACCGGCAACACCACAGCCGGTAGCAGTACCGATTGCATCATAATCATTGGGCCGTGGGCGAGACTCCTACGGCCCTTTAATATGCGCCTACCATAGCGCAGGGAGGTAAATCAAATGGACGAAGATATGATCCTGCCTGACGACTTCTCCCTACCACAGGACGAAGGAACGACACAGGAGACGCAACAAACAGCAGAGACGAATCAGGAGCAACCGGAGGCAGAGGATACCACACCGGCCAACGAATCGCCTGACACGCCGCCTGCGACGCCAGAAACGCCGGACGCTCGACTATTCAAACTCAAGTATGACAAAGAGGAGTTAGAGCTTCCGGAGGATGACGTTAGAGTACTGGCGCAAAAGGGACTAAACTACGAAAGAGCAGTAGAGAGAGCCAAGCAAGAGGCTAGGGACGCCTACATCGCAGAGCAACGCTATGAGTGGAATGGCAAACTCATCACCACCGAAGCAGAATACAAGCAGGCCATAGCCGAAAAAGAATTGATCGACAAGTACCAAGACCGCGACATGCCGGAAGAGGTCATCCAGGAACTGCTGGAGAGCCGCAGATTTCGCGAGGAGGCACAGCGCGAGAAACAGGCTAAGGAAGAGCAGCAAAAGCGAGATACCATGCTCAATGACTTCCTAGACTACTTCCAAGCGGTCAATGAACGTCCATTTGATTCAACAAAAGACAAGATTCCTCAAGAAGTACGAGACGCCGTAGACAAAGGCGAATCACTAAAGGTTGCTTACATGCAGTATCACAATAAAGAGCTACGTAATCAGCTCAAGATTGCTAGGCAAAACGAGGAAAACCGCAATAAAGCCCCAGTAGGAAGCGTCACAGCGAACGGCGGAAGCAAGCCGGAAGCAGAAGACGACTTCATGCGGGGCTTTAATTCTATCGACTAGGAGTGAATAAACAATGGCAGTAAATTTGGCATCGAAGTATTCGGATAAAGTAGACGAGAGGTTTAAGCTCAAATCGCTCACGGAATCGGCTGTTAATCAGGACTATGAATGGACAGGGGTTAATACGGTAAATGTCTATTCGATTCCGACAGCTCCGATGAATGACTATGAGCGAACCGGAACATCGCGATACGGTACGGCAGCAGAACTTGATAACACTGTTGTGCCGTACACAATTACTCGTGACCGTGGATTCACCTTCACCATTGACCGTGGGAACAATATGGAAACTATGGGAGTTATGGAGGCCGGTAAGGCTCTGGCAAGGCAGAATGACGAAGTAATCGTGCCGGAAATTGACATGTACCGCCTGGCTAAATGGCAAGCAGGAGCCGCTGCAAATGGAGGTGTGCCGACTCCGGTAGATATTACCGCAAGCAACGCATATTCGTCTTTCTTGAACGGTAATGCGTATCTGGATGACAACAAAGTGCCGCAAATGTCTCGATTTGCTTTCGTTACTCCGAAGTTCTACAACTTCATCAAGCAAGACCCGACGTTCCTTAAGGCATCCGACACCGGTCAGAAGATGCTAATTAACGGTCAAGTTGGTGAAATCGATGGTGTTCCAATTATCAAAGTACCGTCGACGTATTTCCCTGCTAAAACGCCGTTTATTATCGTCCATCGATCTGTTATGTGCTCTCCCAAGAAGCTGCAAGATTACAAGACGCATGACAATCCTCCGGGAATTAACGGTTGGTTGGTAGAAGGGCGCATTATTTACGATGCGTTCATCATGGACGCCAAGAAAAAAGGCGTATATGCCCACCAAACGGTGAACTAAGGGGGCTAATCCATGCAAGAGTACCCGCAAGTATTCCGGAACGAAAACGGTGTAGAGGTAATTGCCCTAAATGATGTACATGCAGCAGCGTTTGAGAAGCAAGGGTTCAAGTCGGTAGGGAAAGTTGCTGCCGAACGCAAGCCGCGAGGCCAATAAACCACTGGGGGGGCGGGTAAACTCGCCCCTTAATTATTTGTTGGGGGTGGGGTGGTGACACTTCAAGAGATTCTAAACTCCATTATGGAGCGATATCCGCATGCGCTTAGTCCAGATAACATCATTAACAAGATCAATATTGAGCAGAAAGAGCTATTCCGTACGATTTACCAGCCTCAGACAAGTACCACATACGACCTGATAGCAGATAATCCGTTCTATCCGGTCACATATTCTCCTGAAAATATCATTGACGTTGTAGTTCAAGACGTTAAATACCCGTATCAGAACATCAAGTATGAAGGCCAGTTCCGCTATTACTACATTACCGAAGATAACTGCATCGGACTTTACCCGACGCCTAAAGAGGACGTCACGAACGGTATGACGGTGTTTAGATATATGGAGCCACATGCGCTTACATCTAATGATTTGAACATTGAACCTGACTTTGACAAGGCATTCCACATGCTGATTGTCTACCGCGTATGCAAATCATTGGCAGAAATCGCCCTTGATGCCAATATGACGAATGTTTTTGTAGGACAGTACAACGGATTAGAGACGGAGTACAAGAGATCCAAACGAGCAAAGCCGGTTAAGATTCTTGATGTATACGGAGGCGGATGGAATGCAACAGGCTTCTGAACAAATTGCTAGTCAGTTCGCAAATGCATCCTGGAACAAGCAGCAATGGGGAACGGTGATGTTCAATGTGACTCTCTTTGGTGCTGATCCTACAGGAGTAAAAGATAGCACAGATGCATTCCAAAAGGCCGTTTCAGCTTGTACAGCAGCAGGGGGAGGAACAGTATACATCCCTAACGGTCGTTATTTAATATCTAGTCAAGTAACCATCACAAAGCCAATATTGGTTGTTGGCGCTGGATACGGAAACGATGGAAGCAACACAAACGGACTCAATACCGGTATAACAACAATCAGTTGGAATGGCGCTCCTGGTGGTACTATGTTTTACTTCAAGTCTGCAACAGCAAATAACTATCTGTTCGGTGGCGGAATTGTTGACTGCTTAATTAATGGTGAAAATCTTGCTGGCGTTGGCATTAGAGGGTCTTCCATCGGTTACATGCGATTCAAGGCTGAAATTAGAAAAGTGAGACAAGACGGTCTTCTTATCGATGCAGCAAACGGCTCTCTTAGCCAGTTCAACGTTATTGAGGAACTGAAATTTGTGTATGGATCAAGCGTAGACGTTGCAAATGCAAACGGGCTTAGGTTATCTGGTTCAACAATCGGTGTTACTCAAAACCACATCATGAATGTCGAAGGTCTCTATAAAAATGGCGATTTAGTCAGGGTGGAAAGCTCTGATAATAACACCTTCGAAAAGATTCACGGATTCGTTGACGCCGGAGGAACGGGTAAAACGTTGCGGCTCGCAAATGCAAATGGAGGAGTGGCCTACAACAACCTATTTGTATACTTCTCTGGCGCGGTACACGCTGAAACGGGAACGTTCGGCAACCGAATTCTCCATTTCACATCTGAAGGCGGCTCGGTATCTGCAGCTACTGGTGCTCAGCTTCATTACAATGTGGAGGACTATTCAACATCCGGTGTGTTCCAAACGCACGAGTACGCTATGAGCGATCAAAAAGACATTCCGGTCGGTGCTATGGCAATCATGGATGTGGCTACGGCAGGCATCGCCGCTCTGCAATGGCCATGCTTTGACCTGCCGGACGCGGCGGATAGCCGGATCGGTTTGTCCCTACCTCCTGTCTACAAGTGGAATAACGGAACGATCCAAAAGGTTCGCATATGGTTCACGAGCGACACCAATAACACCAGTAAACAATGGGCAATACGCGTTCGTGCGTTATCCGTACCATCAGGATCTAGCAGCACAACGCCTAAATATGATCAGAACTTAATGTCTCCGGTTGTCGATCTGCCTTATCGTACGCAATATTTCGATGTTCCGGTTAACGTAGCTTACACTAAGGATGATTTCTTCTACCTCAGCATTATGCGACTTGGTAACGACGTAGGAGACACGGCTTTGGGTAAGATTCAGATTCTAGGTGTGACAATCTTCTACCAAGGTACTGGACCGTATAGCCCGGGTTCTGGCCCATTTGCCGTAACTGATCCCGGCCGCTAAGGAGATGGTGATATGAATCCATGGACAAGCCCAGCGCCAACCAGGCCTACACAGGAGATTAAAGAGTTTCAAGGAACAAGCCGTCTTGACCCTTATACAATAAGTGATGGTCAGTCCGCATCACAACGAAATATTTGTTCCGACGCATTCCCGGCCCTCTCTGTGAGGCCGGGTTTTTCGTTGGTAGGTGGAGGCAGCCTAGCGGTTGCTATACAAGGCTTGGCAAACTGGAAAAACACTGAATTGCACACTGTCGCCGGTGGTAATTGGTACAAAGTAAGCAGTGGATTGTGGAGTATTTCGTTAGCATCTGGACTAAGCAATTCAGCTTCGTTCAGTTTCGCGAACTTCAAGGGCGGATTCTCCGACATTAACATGATTGCCGCTAATGGAGTTGATGCACCGAGAGTATACAACGGCAGCACTGTAACCACTTTATCGGGAGCGCCAGCCACCGGAAACTATGTAATCTCGTATGACAACCGCGTGTTTATGGTTGTAGGAAACCTCTTGTACGCTTCGGGATTAAATCTAGCAACCGATTGGACATCCACCGGCACGGACTCCAGCCCGTACCAACTCAGCATCGATACGTTAGATGGTGAATCGGTGTGCGGATTAGCTCCTGGTATCGGTCATGTGACGATCTTCAAACCAAACAGCATACACGAACTATTCGGTTCTAGCCCGTCTGATGTACGAAAGGAACCTGTAACTTTCGAAGTAGGCGCGCTAAATAATCAAAGCATAGTATCGCTTAACGGCACTATGTACTTCAT